ATATCAGGTGATTTAAACGCAGTTGATAATATTGTGCTTGCCACTGCAATGTACCACGAAGGTGACACTGATACATTTTTAAGTTTTGGTAGTGGGGGAGATTCAATAAATCTTGTTACAGGTGGCGCTGCAAGGCTTTCTGCTACTAATACAGGTATTGACGTAACTGGCACTGTCACGGCTACACATGCGTCTAACGCAACCATTGATGCAGTTACTACTGGTGGAGCAACTACTAGAATATCTTCTGCTTCTACCGCAGGGTATTTAGGAACAACAACTAATCACCCTGCTTTATTTATTACAAATGGCTCTGAACGTATGCGTATCGCTAATTCGGGACACGTTGGTATTAACTTTTCTGATCCTGCTTCCACAGGCTCAAGGTTAGCAGTTCAAGGAGACGCGGGTTCAAATGCTGTATTTGTGAAAGGCAATACTGGTTTAGGAACAAGTTGGGGTTTAGGCGTTAACGCAGGAAGCACCAGTGCTGATGCCAGTTTTCGTGTATATGACAAAGATGGTTCAAATTCATATTTGTTTGTTCGTGGCGATGGCAAAATTGGGATTGGAACGAGTTCACCACCCAACAGATTATCAGTCAAACAATCTGGTAATACAAGCGCAGCTTCTTTTGGAGTTGTGTCAATTAACTCTGCGAATGACACATACATTGGTATGGGTTATGACTCATCATCCGATACAAATAGAATATCTTCTAGTTATTCTTCATCAGGTGCATATAAACCTATTACGTTTTTAACGTCTGACACAGAACGTATGCGCATCGAAAACGATGGGAATACAATAATAAATCATAACAACAACAATTACGACGATGGCCTTATATTACGCTCTACTTTAGATTGGGGTTACGGTACTTCTTTATCTTTTGATGCGGTTACTTCAAGTGGCGGATCTAATGGTACAGTCGGTAAAATACAAAGCAGGTGGCAATCAGCAGGTAATCATGCACTAGATTTTTATACATATGGTAGCGGTTATTTAACTCAAAAAGCTAGGTTAGATGCAACTGGATTGGCTATAAATACCACAACCGTTTCTTACCCTCTAACTGTTAAAGGGATTGTAGGTTTTGAAGCAACAAATAGCACAAACGCATGGGCTGCATATACTTACACTGACAATACACTTAGAATAAATTACAATGGTTCTGGTGGTGATGAAGTAATAATTGATACTTCTGGAAACATGACACTTAGCTACGGTAGTTTAATTGTACCTAGTAATATTCAACATTTAGGTGACACAGATACCTACCTACAATTCGATGCTGCTGACAGCTTCCGCATAATTGCAGGGAATACACAAACAATTAAAACAACATCTAGTGCAATTACAAACAGTCTAAATACAACATTTACGGAAAGTCTTCAAATTCAATCAGGTGCAGGGTCAGGAAATCCGATTAGGATTGGTAATGGCTTTGGAACTGGTGGAAATGCTACAATTCAAAAATACAATGCTGATTTATACTTTCAATATGCCAATGGGCTAAGTTCTACTAATGTACGGCTAGGCGGTGGTGGAACTGTTTGCAGTCTTGATATGCAGTCAGGTGCTATTACTAATGCAAGTTCTGTAACCGCAACTGGTGACCTTACTGGTAATGCAGTTTATATAAGCAACTGGGCCAGATTTTACGGTGAGACAGGTTTATATTCCCAATCCTACGGTCAGCACTTTTATCCTGATAGCGGTGGTTTTTACTGGGAGTCCGATGGCCCGATTAGAATTAGAGATGGGCACGAAGGAACAATAAAAGGCTACCTTGGCTACCATGACAGCTCTGGTTTTGGTCTTCTAAATGAAGGTGGTAATTATTGGCTTAATACACCTGGGTCGCAGTTGTATCTCGCTATTGGCGGCTCTTCAGGATCTAACCCTTGGAGTAGCGTTACTGGCGTCAGGTTGATGTTTGGTAGCGCAAATAGCAGCGCGATAGGCAATTATTACATCGGTACTAACTTGGAAAACTATGGCGGTAACTACAACAAGTTAGATTTCCGCTTTCACACTGGTATTAGAATGGGCGCACAAGCTACCTATGGCGGTGTCCGTATTTTTGATAGTGAAGCTTTAGGAACTGTACTTTTTAGTGTGGGTGCAGGCAGCACTAACGTAGCAGTCACTAATGATCTGTCGGTTGGTGGATCATTAACCGTAGGCGGCGTGGCTGTCGGTGGTAGTGGCGGTGGTTCAACCTTCGATGCAACAGCAAGCGGTGCGATTGCAAATGGTGATACTTGCTGTGTTAATCAGGATGGTACTGTCAGCGCCATAGCACTAAGCAGTACAGCCCAGGGTTCTACTACACCAGCGGTAATAGCCGCAGAAAGCAGTGATTATCCTCATATCGCCTACGGTAACGGTAAAGTGGTTGCAGTGTTTAGAGATAGCAACGGTTACTTCGCAGCTGTTGTAGGTGAAAGCAATGGGTCAGGCGGTGTAAGTTGGGGAACTAAAACAACATTAGTCAGCTACAGTGCTTATTATCCAAGAATTGCATATGTAGCTTCAGTAGATAAGTTCTTTGTTCTGTTCCGTAACTCATCCCAAAGTAATCGAATGTGGTATGGGAGCATAACCGTATCAGGCACAACACCGACTTGGAGTTTAGGTAGTTGGGATAATGCTAATGTAAGTTATATGGATATATGTGCTTGTCCAGAAGATGATAGCGTATTTGTTGTGGGTAAAAACAACAACTGGTGTCGAGGTTGGATTGGTCGTATTGCCACTGATGGAACTGTTTCATTAGGCAGTATGACCACTATAGACAGCCAAACTATTTATAGGCCAAGTTGTGTGTGGGATAGCTCTGTTGAACGGGTAATTGTTGCATTTAGAACATACTATGTAAGTGTTGCTGTATTGCAAATAACTGGCTCTTATACATTCTCTAACTTAAATACTAGCAGCTGGTCGCAATCAGGCCCAGAAGGGGGAAGTTACGACAACATACCTATGGCAACAGATAACAAAGGAAACCTTGTTGTTTGTGTCGATAAATATAGCCCCACAGACACAAAGATTGTACAGGCTGTTTTAGGTAGTTCTGGTATTACTTGGAGCAGTGAGCAGTTAGTACATACAAATGAGGCTTATGACGCAGAACTGACATATGATAGTAATGCAGATGTTTTCCACCTTTATTATGAGATTGCAAGCTCTGATGCTTTTTCTGCGACTTACACGATTGGAACTAGCTCACTAACGGCTGGAAGCGTACAAACTATTGAGGCAAACTCAACCTTCAACCCATTTAAAGCCACTGGTGTTTATTTTCCAGATATATTTAGAAGTGTATTCGTTGCGCCAGATAACCGTGATTCAAACAAGCTAAATGGCTGGACATTCAACGGTGCGTTTTCGTCAAGTAATCTTGGTGCAGACAATTATATAGGGGTTGCTAATGCTGCATATTCTAACGGTGCAACTGCAACTATTCAAATTGTAGGATCAGTTGATGATGCTCAGTCTGGCTTAACGCCGTCTAAAAAGTACTATGTCCAACAGGATGGATCTTTAAGTCAAACCGCCGACACTCCTTCAGTAGTTGCTGGGACCGCTGTCGCTGCAACCAAGTTAATTGTGAAAGGTTAAACTATGTCTAAGGTATTAGTGAGAGACGACGATGGTATGGCAGCATATGTTTGGCCCTCGAGTTACAATGTAGAACTTCTAGCAGACAAAGTAGTCGTTAAAGAAGACAACCAGGTACTTTATAATATTAGTGATCTGAATGCTACAAACTCTACCTTCCATAGCAATGTCCCAGATATTCCTGAGGATTGGGCTGGTGGTAAATACATGTTCGATGGTTCTTCCTGGACTGTAAATCCTGTTTGGGAAACAGAAGTCAACACTCCTGATGGCGACAACGACCCAGAATAAACATTGAGGTATATACATGTCTGATTACCCACCAGTAGACAGTTGGCACTTGTCCAAGTCCGTGCCTATTACCCTAATCTTTGGCCTACTAGTTCAAGCTGGTGCAATCGTCTGGACGGTCAGCATGATGATTGGTGACATCCAAGACAACAAAGATGATCTCATTGCAGTACAAGTGCGGCTCGAAAGAGTAGAGGACGCTGTACATGACCAGGCTGTCTCGATGGCGCGCATAGATGAAAACATCAAAGCCATACGTCAGGCAGTCGAGCGCATGATTGAACGCCAACAGAAAGCGTCATACGAACCACCAAATTAACACACCACAACACTTCTAGGAGAGCAGTTTCTAGGAGACATCTATGTTAGCAGAATTGGCTGCATTTAACGCTGGCTTTCAGATCGTGAAATCCACGGTGGCGGCTGGGAGGGATATAGCCTCGGCGGCGGCTGGCATTTCCAAAATGGTGGAAAACAAAGACGCAATGCACAGGCGTTTACAGAAGAAGAAGAACAGCATCTTCACAACGACAGTCGAGTCAGATCTTGAAGAGTTTATGGCCCTTGAGTCGATGAAGCAGAACGAGGCCGAACTCAAGCAAATAATGATATACACAGGCCGCGCTGGCCTACACAGTGATTTCCTTAAGTTCTGCGCTGATGCCAGGAAGGCACGTAAGGAAGCTGAAAGAAGAGCACAGCAAGAGCGCGAAGAGATGGTCGAAACGATCACAGTGGTAGCTGGCGTGGGAATAGGTGCCACAGCTGCTATCGGTGCAATCATAGGTCTCGTCTGGTACTTCAAAGGCTTCTAGCGCATGACGCTGTTAGAACACAACAACCGTTTTATTCTTCTCGATGACCAAGGCTACGTCCTGATTATCACCAGGGAAAAACAAATAGCATTACATTTAGTAAGGACACTGAGAGATGGTACAGGTAACCGCTAGATTTATCGACGATTTAAAGATTTTACCCAGGCTTATGATGGCCCTGGTAACCCTTCTTACCTACCAATCAGTCCACTGGTTTATGTCGATCCCTAGTGACGAAGTGAATGCATATCAAGCTGGCTTAGTGTCCGTCTGCATGGGCGCCCTAACAGGATGTTTTGGCATTTGGATGGGCAAAGAGTCAAAGACAACAGTAACTCCCAACAAGGTGGTCCATGAGCAAAGCTATAGCAACACTAGCAATAAGTAGTGCATTTGTCCTGGCGTCATGTTCCCCTCTTAGTTGGCTTCCAGGGATCGGCGGTGGAAACAGCGGCCCATCCTTTACAGCGGTCGGGACACAAATGGCAGCTGAAGCAAACCAACAGGTCGTCGCCGACCAAAGCAACATCCGTAGTGAGGGTGGTGACATAGAGGTCAACGAGCTTGAGGACACAGTCACGACGAGGGACGTCGAAAGCATCCGCATAATGAACCAGGACATTCCACCCTGGGTAATCATTGCGCTGATCCTAGGTTGGTTAGCCCCGAGCCCCAGCGAAATGGGCAGAGGTCTAATGAGTTTATTCACAGGAAGAAGGAGAGCCTAAACATGGAGTTTTGGCAATGGACCATGCTGTTCACAATGGTCAGCATTAACACCGCCGTCAACGTTTGGCGACTTTACGATTATCAAAGGAGAAACAAGAGATGACTTACAAGTTAGGCAAAAGAAGTATTGAGCGCCTCGAGGGCGTAGATGAGCGCATGGTTGCAGTTGTTAAATCTGCCATTGGACGCAGCAAACAGGACTTCAGCGTGATTTGCGGTTTAAGGACGAGAAGTGAGCAAGAGAAGCTCGTCAAGTCTGGCGCATCGAAAACAATGAAAAGTAAACACCTGGATGGTCTAGCTGTCGATCTCATGGCCTGGGATAGCAATGCGACACCTAATGGTCGATGGGAACTCAACCTCTACGACGAGATAGCCGACGCTATGGCATCAGCTGCTCGCGACGTTGGTGTCGATATATGCTGGGGTGCAGCCTGGGCAACTAAGTCCATGCCATACCCGATGAACATACGCCACTGGAACGGGACAATGGAAGACGCAATGAACTCATACGTCGACCTCAGACGCTCTCAAGATAGGCGTCCTTTTTTAGACGGTCCCCACTTCCAACTGATAGAGTAATGAAGACGTTTCTCCTGGTGTTTTCTATCTGGGGTTTCGACGGGACTGACTGGCACTTTGTCGGCAACCAGTACGTCTACAGCGAACCCATGACTGAACATCAGTGCTCAACCATAGCTAACCAAAACAGCTGGTTCGCATATGAAAGCAATCCGTTCTATAAGATTGCCGCCAGGTGTATGCCAACCGACGCAAGTCAAACATAATAAGTAAACATCGGTCTAACATCAGTTTGGATCGGTGTTTTTTGCTGACTAAGAGACCCCCATATAAGAAAACTTAAGTCTAGGACTTGTAATTAGTGTATCCGATGCTTATATGTAGTGTACGGACGATGAGATCGGTGATCATAAGTCGACGGTGGTTAGAGCAGCGGAATCATAATCCGCGTGTCGGGGGTTCAAGTCCCTCCTCCGCTACCAGACATAAGTCATCATCGGAACTCATCAGTCCCTTACTAAAAGGAGACTGAAAGATGACTAACTTATCAGAACAATTGTCGGACGCAATGTCCATCATATTGCAAACCGCCGCACGTCGAAGCGACAGCAAGGTTTACCCATTTCCATTTGATGACGACAAGAAAAACACCAAAGCTCTTAACCAGCTGCTCAGACGCAAGATGGTCAAGCGTGTTTTGGTCAGTGGCATTGCCCAATATCACAAGCAAGTGCGTAACGTCGGCTGCGTAAACTACGAGATTACGGCTGATGGCTACGACGCCATTCACTGGCAGTAAACGAAAGGAGAGAACAACATGTTTACTTTAGAACAAATCATTAAAATGGAAGAAGCGGTATCTACACGTAAGCTTCCCGTCGACATAGCAAAGCTTATGAACAAGCGCCGCTATTCACACAACGAAGACAGATGGGTTCGCATCGGTGATCTACCGCTGCACCGCGTTCTCCGCGCTTGGGCAAGTGAACCAGGTAATACGATAGTGGAGCCATCACAATGCTAGGTGACGTCGTCGGCGCACTAAGCCTCGTGCTTATTACATACATGTTATTCCTGGGTGCTCATGCTCTGGGGTAACACCATCGAAGAATTCATCAAGATTATGTTTGGGACTACCGAGGAGCGGTCCCAGGCAAAACAAATAGAAACCAAGAAGGTGTGGCTACCAACCCAGAAAGACGAAGAGCCACCCTTCTAAATCGGGGGAGAGAAACATGAACTTTATTGACTTTGTAAATAACGAGGGTCCAAACATTTGGCACCACAAGCATCTAGCCGAGAGCCGTGCTAAGTTGCATCGGTTTGGAGCATTCCAGGAAGTAGGCTTTAAGGACATTAAGGATGTCAGCGCAGTAGACATTCACCAGTTTTGTTTACATCTAAGAGAACAAAGGTTGTCTGAGAATACGGTCAATCATTACAAGGCTGCTATCAGTTCTATTCTTAAACATGCATTTGATTTAGAGATCATAATTAAGCTGCCTAAGATTAAGTTTTCCAAAGTCAGAAATAATCGAGTGCGTTATCTGACAGATGGTGAAGCAAGCGAACTCAATACATTCTTAAGTGGTTACAAAAATGGGAAGTATTGGTGGATGAAACACATGTGCACTCTGGCGCTAAACACAGGTATGCGTCACGGCGAAATCCTATCGATCACTCCTGACATGGTAACGGTTGATAGTGACAAGTGCACAGTACATTTGACTGACACAAAGAACGGAGATGACCGTGATGTTGTCTGCGCTGGTTCAACCTTCGCCGCACTCATGGCATTAGAGTTTCGACCAGGTAAGTTCTACAGCCACCGCAAGTTTTATAATGTGTGGGACGAAGCTCGTTACAGGATTGCTAAGAACGACAAAGAGTTTGTCTTTCACATTTTAAGGCACACCGCCGCTACGAAGATGGCTAACGAATTAAAGTTACCTACTATTACTGTCGCCCAGCAACTAGGGCATCGTAGTCTCCAAACGACTGCTAAATATGTCCACCAGACACCAGAAAATCAGGAAGAAATAGCGAGGATTATGGGGGGCAAATAGCCCCTTTTTTTATTGGGCTAAAGATATAATAAAAACAAAGGCTTATCGAGCAAGGGACTAAGAGACCCCCTTAGAAGCCAAGGGAGTACTACAAGAATGACGACGGTTTATGAGCAGCAGCATAATTTAGAAGAACAAATGATCCAAAGAGGTCAGGAGCGTTACAAAAGAAGACAAGAGAAGTTATCACCAAGCCAGCGCGAGATACCACACCAGGAAATAACTAAGGTTTTACCTATAGTGGCCCAAAAGATTATCGACCTCATCGATGAAGACAGAAAGAGGTTTGACAGTGGTCGAGGACGAAAGAGCGAATGGTTTGACACACTGGTCGGCCAGGACCCACATAAGTTAGCATACATAGGTTTAAACAATTGTTATGAGACTGTCTTAAAGCAGAACTCTTTAGCTGGGTGTCTTACATCGATAGGAACCAGGATAGAGCTTGAGATATGGGCTGACGAGCTAAAGGACTTTGACAAGAGCTTGTTTAAACGCTTGGTCGCCCAGGTTACTAAAGATCACTCAAGTGAAAGATACCGACTGAAAGCTGCAAGGATTATTGCGTCTAAGGCTGGCTTCCAGTTTAAGAAGTGGGGTCGTGCCGAGAAGGTCAAAGTCGCATCCCCGATCCTCAGTGCTATACTTGAAGCTGTTGATGTCTTCGAGGTGGTTACAGTCGAGGAAAACTTGAAGACACACAGGAGTATTGGTCTGACTGACCAGGCAGAGGATTTACTCAAGCGACGTCAGTTCGATGCTTCATGGGCGCAACCTATGTTTGCACCGTCGCTAATTCCACCTAAGCCCTGGTCTGCTTTTGACACAGGTTGCTACCAGAATGAAACATTAGCTGCTTTAGTTCCACTAGTGAGAAAAGCTACAGCGGAACAAAGGAGAGCAATAGAGAGAAACTTTGAGACTGAAGGTGAACCTCTGTACATAAAAGCAATCAATGCTCTCCAGGCAACACCATTTAGAATTAACAAACGTGTCCTGGATGTCTTGGATTACTGTGTTACCGAAAAGGTACGGATACCCAAGTTTCCAGAACTTGAGCCACCAGAGTTTCCAAAGCTACCAGACAACTTCGAAGACCTGGAACAAAAAGAACAGTTCCAGCGGAAGCGTGACCAAAAGGATTGGCACATTAAGAGAAGAGAAAGTGTAGCAAACCTGGTTGTCATGAATGAGGACCTAAAGACTGCTTACAGAATGTCAGAGGCCGATCAGTTCTACTGTGGGTTTTCTTTCGATTTCCGTTCAAGGATGTATCCAGTCTGCCACTTTAACTACCACCGCGACGACCACATTAAGGCACTCTTTGAGTTTGCCAGGGGAAAACCTGTAGCTGAAGAGGACCGAGGTTGGCTGGCGATACACTTGGCAAACGTAGGTGACTTTGAGAAAGTATCAAAGACTTCTTTTGATGATCGAATACAGTGGGTCTTAGATAATGAACAGTGGTTGAAGTTGGTCAACGATGACCCAAAAGGCACAGTGGACCTCTGGACACTTGCAGACAAGCCCTTCCAGTTTCTTGCAGCTGTCTTTGCATACTTCAGCGATGACCCAGTGTGTCACCTTCCAATCTCCCTAGATGGAACTAACAGCGGCGTACAGCATTATGCCCTGGCACTCAGGTCATCTGAGGATGGTCATATGGTCAACCTACTCCCCTCAGATAAATGCCAGGACGTCTACCAGACTGTGGCTAACCAGGTGATCCAGGATTTAACCGAGGATGGATCTGAGGAAGCCAAGAAGTGGCTAGAGTTTGGGATCACCAGATCAACTTGTAAGAGGAACGTAATGACTTTCGGTTATAGTTCCATAGAGCGAGGGTTTGGAGATCAGATCATCGAAGACCTTATGCAGCCTCTACAGCGTGATGTTAACTACCGTCTTATACCCGAGCACCCTTTTGGAAACGCCAGAGAACAAGAGCAATATGCCAGGTTCTTAGCTAAGTTTAATTACCAGGCAGTGCAGAAGGTCATTTCTTCGGTAGCCAAAGGTATGTCATTCTTACAGTCATATGCTGATGCATTAGCTCGAGAAGGGCGGTCTGTCAGGTGGACAACACCCTCAGGTTTTCCAGCTGTCCAAAGATACACTAAGCCCGATGTTAAACGTGTCAGGATCTTCTTGTATGACCGAGAAGCCAAGATGCCAAAAAACACCAGGTTTTCTTTAAATGGTTCTGGGCCACTTTATGACACCAGGAAGGCTCGGGCTGGCGTAGCACCTAACTTTGTACACTCACTGGATGCAGCGCACATGCATCTGACAATCTGTCATGCTTTAGATCATGGCATCCAAGACTTCTTTATGATCCACGATTCCTTTGGGACTAATGCAGCTGATACCTGGACGTTCTATCAAAACATTAGAAACGCGATTGTCGACATGTATGAGGACAACTGTGTCTTAGAGAACTTTGAGATCGAGTGTCGCCACAGGCTGTCTAACCCAGATATGGATTTAGCGAGTATACCCCAGAAAGGTGACCTGGATGTCACCTCGGTCTTAGAAAGCGAGTATTGTTTTAGCTAACAACTAAGAGACCCCCTTAGAAGCCAACAAAAAGCTTCGAAGTAGGAAACAATCTAAGGAGAACATTTCTATGAGTAAATCTAAGTTCGTGTCACCAGCTGGCACAGCCCAATACCCCTGGCTACAACCAGGGAGACCAGATACAGCCTTTGATAGCGAAGGTAAGTATAAGGTTGAGTTACGTCTTATACCAGACCATGCAAAACACATGACTGACCTCATTACACAGGTTAAGTTAGAAAACTTTGGTGTAAAAGACAAAGTGCATCAGCCATTTAAAGTGGACGATGAGACGGGTGAATATCTATTTAAGATCCAGTCAAAGTATCAACCTAAATATTATGATGCCAAAGGTAATCCAATCCCTTTAGATCAGGTCCCGTCGATGTTCTCGGGAACAGAACTCCGAGCATCAGGCCAAATCGACGCCTACACCAACGGCACAAAGAAAGGCATCAGTCTTCGACTAGCAGCTGTCCAAGTGATCAATCCCGTGTCGGGTGGGTCTACCGATGGTGCTGGCGATTTCGATGCCGTTGATGGGTTCGAGGTAGGTGGATCAGAAGATCAATTCACACCTTCTCAAGAAGACCTTGAGGACTTCTAGGACCGCGATACGGCTGGGTTTCAGATCAGGGCTAGAGAAACGCATAAGTGAGCAGATTATCCAGGCTGGAATTAAACTCCAGTATGAAACTGACAAGATCTCTTACACAGTCCCAGCCCGACAAGCCCGATACACACCAGACTTTAAGCTCCCTAAATTAGGGGGCTTTTTCTTTGTCGAGACTAAAGGCATCTGGGCGGTCCAGGACCGTCAGAAACACCTACTAATTAAAGACCAGTTTCCTAACCTCGACATTCGCTTTGTTTTCTCAAACGGGAACGCAAAGTTATATAAGGGATCACCAACAAGCTATGCGATGTATTGTCAAAAACACGGGTTTCAATACGCGCATAAGGTAATCCCTGAGGATTGGCTTGAAGAAGCCAAGAAGGAGAGCAAGGGGGCAACTTAGGTTGCCCTCTTTTTGTTTATTGTAATGGGAGTTACATTATGAAAACCAAAACTAAAGAAGATCTTAGAAAACCTACTAAAGAACAAAAGCTAAATATTATAAGTGTTCTTCAAGACGTCTATGATATCGAAAAGCAAAGATATAATAATTGCGAAACTGATCAGTCAGTTGCAGACGTTTGTGAAATACCTCTGTGGGGCTGGGTTACACAGCTTCGAGAAGAGTTCTTTGGACCTAGTGGCAACGAAGCTGACCTTGTAGCAGCAAAAGAATTAAGTGAGTTTGTTAAACAGGCAAACGCATCGATAGCTAAAACTGAAGCAATGCAAAAGCGCTTCATGCAGCGGTGTGCCGATGAAATCAAAGAAGTCATAAAGACCAGGGAAAAAGCAGAAGCTGTCCTTAAGTCTTTTAACCCTCACGGTGTAACATGAATGACGCCAGTGAGTTTGTACAGCATGTCCCGTGCGACCAATGCGGATCACGCGACAACGGTGCGATGTACTCGGATGGTCACGTCTATTGCTTTGGTTGTGGAGCGTGGTCTGGTAACGAAGGAGAGGCCCCTACAAGCGCCCCAGAGCGGCCCAATGGCCTCAACCTAATTAACGGTGAATTCCAAGCCCTGAGGACACGTAAGCTTACTGAGGAGACGTGTAGAAAGTTTGGCTACACAGTCGGTAAATACCACGGTCAGACAGTCCAGCTGGCGATGTACCGAGATAGAAAAGGCCGACCAGTCGCACAGAAAGTTCGAACTAAAGATAAGAACTTTAGCATCGTTGGTGATGCTAAGGCTATGACACTGTTTGGGTCACACCTCTGGTCGACTGGGAAGATCTTAGTTGTTGCAGAGGGCGAACTCGATGCCATGAGCATCAGCCAGATCCAGAACCATCGATGGGCGACTGTCAGTCTACCCAATGGCTGTCAGTCAGCAAAAAGAGCCTTACTGAATAACTATGATTATGTGACTAGCTTTGAGTCCGTTGTTTTGATGTTTGACAACGACGAACCTGGACGCGAAGCAGCCATCGAGTGTGCAGAAGCATTACCTATCGGTTTGTGTAAGATTGCAAACCTGGGTGAACACAAAGATGCTAATGAAGCTCTCGTTCAAGGAGATGCAAAGACAGTAATACAAGCGATACACCAGGCGCGAGACTATCGCCCTGACGGTATCGTGGCAGCCGCCGATCTCCGAGATGTCATAGGTGTGGGAGATGCTGTCTCTCCCATTAGTTATCCTTACAGCAAGCTCAACGATATTACGAAGGGCTTGCGGCTCGGATCATTGGTCACTTGTGCCGCTGGCTCGGGGGTCGGCAAGTCTACTTTTGTGCGTGAACTAATGTACCACGTACAACAGTCTGGGTTTCCCATTGGCATGATGATGCTCGAAGAGAGCGTCAAACGTACAGCCCAGGGCTTGGTTGGTCTTCACATGAATAAGAACATAATTGTGAACATTGATACCTGTGCGGAAGACATCGTCAGTTCGTTTGACGACATGCGTAAAGCTGGTGAGTTCTACTTGTTCGATCACTTTGGATCTACCGACCTGGATGTCATCGTCAATCGCATCCGATATATGAACAAGGCACTAGGTTGCCAGGTCATATGTTTAGACCACATCAGTATCCTGATCTCTGGTCTGACGTCAGGTGTAAACGATGAACGTAGGCTTGTAGATGACATCATGACCCGACTTCGGGTTGAGGTCCAGGCGCTCGGCATCTGTTTAATCCTGGTGTCTCACCTGAGACGGCCTCAGGGTGACAAAGGCCACGAAGGTGGTGCTCAAGTTAGCCTCAGTCAGTTGCGAGGATCACATGCAATAGCGCAGCTTGCAGACACCTGTATTGGCATAAACGTCGATGCTGAAGATCCGACCTCGGGCAAAAGAAACCTGGTTGTCTTAAAGAACAGACATACTGGGGAAGTAGGGCCAGCTGGTGTTCTTAAGTATGACCTAAACACAGGCCGACTTACTGAAACTAACAACTTTAATGAGTTTGAAGAGGTGCCATTCTGATGCACCACTGGACAATCTTAATTATAATCTACTGGATACCAGAGATCGACCACCACTACGAAGCAGAGCTTTTGTTTCCGAGCTATGAGCAGTGCTCAGTAGCCTTGGAGATTCATGATGCCCTGGCTGATGTTTATCAAGACACAGCTGTTCTCTGTAAATCTGTTGGCACCAGTTACACCACAAAACCTAAAGCAAAACCATCGAAGGAGAGTATTGATGGATAGTAATGTTTACCCACATAATTTAAATATGAATGAGTACCAGGCAGACGCAGCCAGTACAATGATCTACAAATGGAAGGTCATATATCCAGCGCTGGGCCTAGCATCCGAAGCTGGCGAAGTGTGTGACAAAATCAAGAAGATGATCCGCGATGATGACATCAGGTTTGATGGTAACGAGCGTCTGACAGATGCCCAACGTGCAGACATTATCTTCGAGCTAGGAGATGTCCTTTGGTACGTCGCTGCTCTCTCGAGAGATTTAGGTGTGAGCCTCAACGAGTTAGCTCACATGAACCTGGAGAAACTAGCACTCAGGAAACAAAGAAGTTCCCTTAATGGCTCTGGAGATTACCGATGAGCCGCTGGGTTTGGGATCTAGAGAGCGACGGGCTGTTAGATACTATTAGCAAGATCCACTGCATAGTTCTTAGACACGTAGAGACCAACGAGGTGCAAACCTACGGCCCCGACGAGATCAAGGCTGCAATGTTTACACTGATGAACGCTGAAGAGGTCATTGGTCATAACATCATTGCATATGACATACCAGCGCTCCAGAAAGTGTACCCTGGCTTTGAGATACTAGGCAAAGTCACGGACACAATCGTACTGTCGAGGTTGACCGAAGCTAACCTGGCAGAAAAGGACACAATACGTCACGCCAAAGACCCTGAGAGTTTCCCAAAGAAGTTTACAGGTAGTCACAGTCTTAAAGCTTGGGGTCTACGGCTCGGAGACTATAAGGACGACTACGACGGTGGATGGGAAAACTACAGCCAAGAGATGATGGACTACTGTGTCCAGGACACCCAGGTAACCAAGGTTCTCTATGAGCACTGCATGGAGCGCGACTTCTCCGAACAATCAATCGAGTTAGAACATTCGTTAGCACAGATATGTCATACGATTGGCAACAACGGCTGGACGTTTGATAAAAGTAAGGCAATTGAGTTGTACTCTAAGTTAGCCCAGGAGCGTAATGACCTGGAGCAAGGATTAGACGAGTTGTTTCCACCCTGGGAAACCACTGAAGAATTTATACCGAAGGTAAACAACAAGACCCGAGGCTATGAGAAGGGTGTACCATTTACCAAGTATAAAGAGATACAGTTTAACCCAAGCAGCCGACGTCACATCGAGTTCTGTCTTAGGCAAAAGTATGCCTGGAAGCCAAAGAAGTTTACTAGCACTGGTCACGCCCAGGTCGATGAGACAATCTTAGGTAAGCTTCCATATCCTGAGGCCCAATACCTGGCACGGTTCTTCCTAATTCAAAAGAGAATAGGCCAGCTGGCAGAGGGTCCACAGGCGTGGTTAAAGAAGGTATCTGAGGATGATAAACTAAGGCACACGATTGTGTCTGGGGGTACTATTTCTGGGAGAGCAGCACACCGTTCACCCAATTTAAGCCAGGTGCCAAAGACGTCACTTGAGTATGGCGAAGAATGCCGCGAGTTGTTCACAGTTCCAGACGGCTGGTTCCTAACTGGTTCAGACTTGTCTTCTCTTGAGTTGAGATGTCTTGCACATTACCTTCCTGATGGCGGTG